TTACTTTTGGAAATGGAAATGGAATAGATAGTATTTCTCTAATCTTAGAAAAAGAAAAAGGAGAGATAGGATGTTAAATCGAGCAACGATTTCGCCGCAAGAAGCGGTAGAGATTCTGCGAGAAAACGGCATGCAGATCGGCGTTGAGGTCCTTAGGCTGGGACTGCAACAGGGCGTTTTCCCGTTTGGTAAGGCGGTAAAAACCGAGAAAGCACCTGTCTACTGGGTTTTCCCGAAGGACCTTAATGCTTGGATTGAGCGGCATTTGAAGGATGGACCCACTAAGAACGGGGAATTTGTGGAGGTACATGATGACTGACGTTGAATATATCCTTGAGGCGAATCACCGGCGCGCAAGAGAGCGCGAACTCGGCGAGCGGTGGGACAAGATTATCCGGCAGCGCAAGCGGAAGTCGGAGCTTTTGAAGGCTTCGGAGGCGTTCTGCTTCTCGATTGGCTGCGTTCTTCTGGGCGGCACGGCGGTCCTGCTGGGCTTCGGGCTGTTCAAGGCTGCGTTCACGCTTGGCGGCGCGGCGGTGATCTTCTTCGGCGGGGCGGTGCTGATGGAATGATTTACCCGTGCAAGAAATGCACACACGACACAGGCAAGTGCCGCTGCCTTGACTGGCAGAGATGGTTCTCCGTGGAGTTTGAGGCAGAAGCGGATAAGGTGCTTGCTGCGACGCACGCAGAGCCGTTACCCGCGCCGCCGAAGATATTCTATCGCGAGATTGTTTTCAGTTCGATCTTCACGCAGCTTTGGAGGTAGCTATGACGCAGGCTGAACGGGTTTTGAAGTACATGCGCGACTTCGGCAGCATTACGCAGCTTGAGGCGATGCAGGACCTCGGCTGCATGCGGCTTGGAGCGCGTGTCTACGATCTGAAGCGCGAAGGGTACAACATCCGGCGCGACATGGAAACGAGCAAGAACCGGTATGGCGAGGATACGAGCTATGCCAGATACAGGTTGGTGGAATGATGGAAGATAAACAGCAAGCGCCGTTTATCACGGATATCAACGGCGCAGAGATTTATGACGGGAATGAGTACTTTGTTTCCGACGAAGGGAACATTGCCGCCGCGCTTCCGAGCGAGAACTGGGACGTACATAACGCCCTGATTGAGCATTTGGTGGAAACGTATGGCACGAATCGCATTGCCGAAATGTGCGGCTTGGACAAGCAAGTCTGCAAGATTTAAGGAGGAAAGTATGCTGAAAGGATTTAACGAGCTTGTACAGATCGACGTTTTGCCGTTCTGTGACAAGCGGAAGGCGAAGGATGACAGCGGGAAGCCGATTGAAGTTCCGTATCTCCCGTGGGCGAAATGCAAGATGCTGCTTCACGAAAACGGGGCGAATGAGGTCTATTTTGTGCCGCTGAAAAATGAGACTGGCGGGTACTTATTCCAGTCAAAAGAAGTCCATGACAAGAATGGCAGAACGACGGGGTGCTATTTCGTTTCCGTCGAAATCCACATCGACGATAAGACATTCCGCATGGATATGCCGCTGATGAACGGTTCCTTAGTGGTTTACGATGACACATTGAATCAGCTTCGGATTTCCAACGCTCATGCAAGAGCCTTTGTGAAGGGCGTGGCAATTCACACAGGGCTTGGCTTCAAGCTCTGGCTGAACGACAAGGACACGGAACGCGCGGACGATGACCTATCCCAGCACAGCATTATGGCGATCAAGCAGAGAATCGAACAGCTGATTACATTAAAACTGCAAAACGGGGCGGATATGAGCTATATCCTCTCGGGGCTTGGGCTGAATCAGAAGAAATTCGATCAGCTGATGGCGTCGTTCGGTAACATTCAGTATCTGGAAAATACGCTGAAACGCTTATGATACACGATCACGACAGAAGCGGATGGTTCGGCGCGTCGGATACGGCGGCGATCATGGGTAGATGGGACACAAAGACATTCCGCAGCTTTTGGCTGCAAAAGCTCGGCGTGAACCGCGACCACTTTTCGACACTGGAAATGGATACCGGAAGTGCTTACGAATACAGGATTCTGGAGTATATCGGCATCCGAAAGATGGACAGGCAAATCAAGATTCGGCGGCTTCGGCTGCGGGTGAATCTGGATGGCGAGGACGCGCAGGAAATATCAGAGGTAAAGACGCACAAGGGAGAATCCTTCAAGGTGTCCCGCGCGTACTGGATGCAAGCACAGGTTGAAATGTTCGCGGCGAAAAAGGCGCTGCGTATCGTGGCGTACCATTTGGAACCGGAAGACTACAGAAACTGGTTTCGGGAGATTGAAGACGATAGGCTGTCCTATCATCCGATACCGTATGATCGGGAATGGATAGAAGGGGAGTATCTGCCACGGCTTCGATACCTTGCAAAGTGCCTTAGAAAGGGGGTCATTCCGGTTGATAGAACTGAACATCGTTGAAGCTTCGTGGAGCATGGACGCTTCGGGGAGCTGGCTGAAGCTCAAGCCTGAATTTCCGGCGCAAGCCCGTATGGTTGCCGGGGAACTTGACCCACGAAAGAGGTACACAGTGGCAATTAAAGAGTTCCGGAAGATGCGGAGTCGGGATGCAAACCGATATCTTTGGTTGCTTTGCAATAAGCTTTCGGTCAAAGTGGGTGCGCCGCCGGAGGAAATCTATCGGCACTATATCCCGGATGTTGGTGACAACTCCGATACGATATGCGCTCCGGACGCAGCAGTCAAGCGGTTCCGGGAATGGTGGGAAGCGCGCGGTCTCGGCTGGTGTACGGAGATTATGGCGTCAAAAATTCCGGGCTGCACGAACATCATTTGCTACTACGGCTCGAGCACCTACGACACAAAGCAAATGGCGCGGCTTATTGATCTGGTCGTTGAGGACTGCAAGCAGCAGGGCATTGAAACGCTTACGCCGGAAGAACTCGAGCGTATGGCGCTGGAATGGAGGCAGGATGAGAAAGGAAACGAAGGCGACGAAGATACCTGAGAAGGTTAAGAAAGCCGTCTGGGCGCGCGACGGCGGGCTCTGCATCGTCTGCCTCCACCCCGGCAATCCGTGGTGTCATTTCATCCCACGGTCGCAGGGCGGGATTGGGGTTGAAGAGAATATCGTGACGCTTTGCGATAAGTGCCACAACGACTTTGACCAGACGGAAAAGCGAAAGCACATGAAAGAGTACATCAAATGGTATCTCAAAATGAAATATCCCGATTGGGATGAAACGAAACTGATTTATAAGAAAGGGATGTAAGCATGGAAGAACGCAAATCACTTGTTTATCTTGACGCATACCAGTATAAGGAACTGGTGTCGAGAAGCACAAAGCTTGAGATGCTCGAGAGAGCGTACAAAGAACTGAAATCGTATGAGGTTGACGCTATCCTGAAAACCATCTTCGGGGAGAAGGAGGAAGCATGCTGAACCACATTGTGATCATGGGTCGGCTCACGCGCGACCCGGAACTGAGAAAGACGCAGGGCGGAACGTCCGTTGCATCCTTCACGCTGGCGGTTGACCGAGATTTTACGCCGGAGGGCGGAGAGAAAGAGACGGACTTTATCGACTGCGTCGCCTGGAAGGGAACAGCTGATTTTGTCAGCGGATACTTCTTCAAGGGCAGTATGGCGGTCGTGGACGGTAGATTGCAGCTGCGCGACTGGAAGGACAAGGACGGGAACAAGCGCCGGTCTGCCGAGGTCGTAGCAAACCGTGTTTACTTCGGCGAAGGAAAGAAATCTTCGGAGCCGAAGGACCCGGCAAACCCCGGCGGGTTTACGATGATGGACGAAGATGACGGCGATCAGCCGCCGTTCTAAGGCGGTGGCGGGATGGCAAACAACAAAGACCCTGCCGTCTTGTTTTACACATCGGATTTCCTATCCGGCTGTGCCTTGATGGATATGCGGGAGCGTGGGCAGTATATCACGCTCCTGTGCCTCCAAAGAGAGCGCGGGCATATGACGATGCAGGAAATCATACGGGCTGTCAAAAAGCCGTCAGACGAGGTTATGAGCAAGTTTCAGAAGGATGAGGACGGCAAGTACTTCAATCGCCGGATGGAGCTTGAAATCGAAAAACGGGACAAGCATTGCCAGCGTCAAAGGGAGAACATCAGCAAGCGTTGGAACAAAGAAAATGATAACTCTGGTATGGCTGATGGTAGTGCTTGCGGTAATACAACGGTATTACCTTTAGGAAATGGAAATGGAAATGGAAATAGAAAAGAGAGTAGTTCTATTTCTGAGAAGAAACGTAAGAAATTTATACTACCTACGTTGGAAGAGGTTTCCGCATACGCGAAGGAGCGTGGAGTTCCGAATCTGGCACAGAAATTTTTCGACTATTATTCTGCCGGAAACTGGGTCGACGGGAAGGGTGACCCCGTACGGAACTGGAAACAGAAGTTTTTGACGTGGGAATCGAAAGAACATGAGAAGGGCGCGCCGCCACAGCCGGGGAAGAAGCCGGGCTACAACGTGCAGCATCACGACGGCGATCTGAGCGACTTACAGAAAGCGGCAATTAAGCGGATGTTGGGGGATGAAGCATGATGAAACAGGGAATCGAGGTCTGGATTGTCATACCGGAACCGCTGCCGATTTACCCTCGGCTCATGCCGAAGCTCAGAACGCCTTTACGGGCGCGGAAGTATCCGCAGAAGATGCAGAACAAGACGTTTTACCTCGTCAGCGTCAAGGACCCGGAGGACGGGCGGTGGAAGATTATCACCGTCCGGGAACCGGAGTGCTGGGAGGCGGAAGTGACGGTGCAGGTCAGGAGGAAGACATGATCAGGCTAAAATACGCCGGACCATGCGGCAAGGACTGCCCACGTCGAGGACCGGGATGTGGCGCTACTTGCGAGCCGTGGCTTACCTATGAGGCTGAACGGAACGCGGGCTACGTCAAACGTGCCGAGATCATCGACATAAACCAGATGACCGATGACGGGGCGAGAAACTGCCGGAGGGCGGCAAGAGGGAAACGGAAAATAGGAGGGGCGATGTGACGTGAGTGATTTAGAACAGACGGCGATTGCCCGTGTATTTCCACGAAAGACAAACGCTTCGCCGACTGATGCGCTGGCGTTCTTCCGAGAGCCGACGATTGAGAACATCTCGGACTGCATCAAGGCGGGAGTGACAAAGGTACATATTTCCGTGACGTTCACATGGGATTTGGAACGTGCAGAGGAACTATACGACACATGGCAGATTCTCGGCGTACCGGTAGAAGTCGGCGGTCCGGCATTCGATGATCGCATGGGAGACTTCACACCGGGGCTTTACCTGCGTGACGGTTTGATTTTTACATCGCGGGGATGCACAAAAGACTGCTGGTTTTGCTCCGTACCGCGCTGCGCGCATGGCGTAATTCGGGAGCTTCCGATCGTGGACGGCTGGAACATCCTTGACGACAACATTCTTGGAACGTCAGAAACGCATTTTCGGGCAGTTTGTGACATGCTTAAGAGGCAGAAACACAGGGCAATTTTTACGGGAGGCTTAGAACCGGCACTATTGCAGCAATGGCAAGCGGACATTTTACATGAGGTAAAACCGGCGAGGCTATACACGGCATATGACACTCGTGATGATCTGGAACCGCTGGTAGAGATGGGCAAGAAACTTCGATCTGCAGGATTTCGCCCGGTAAGCCATACCATGTGTTGCTATGTGCTGTGCGGCTACGACGGAGACAGCTTTGAGGACGCAGAAAAGCGTCTGACCCAGACCATGCAGGCAGGATTTGTGCCGTATGCCATGCTGTTTCGCGGAGAGGATGGAAAGTACGATTCTGAGTGGCGGAGATTCCAGCGCGAATGGTGCCGCCCGATTATCACTGGGAAAAAGTTCAACGAATTTTGGAGGGATACGCCATGACAGACAAGGAAATTATACAGGCGCTGCGGTGCACGTCTACACCGGGCGGCCCGCAAGAAGACTGCACGGGCTGCACGTACTACCGGAAAGAACAACTGGACGCGGAACTGAAAGAAAAACTGGGAGTGGACACATGGCCAAGCTGCGATGTTAACAAGGTTGGAATGGACGCAGCCGACATCATTGAGCGCCTGACCGCCGAGAACCGGGCGCTGCGCAACGCTTTGGCCACGAAGCCGACGAAGCGCTCGCTGTATGCAAGAGCCACGTACCTGCGGGAGATGGTAAAAGAGCTGAACGCTCAGCGGGAAAAGACCGAGGCCGAGAGGGACGCGCTGCGGGAGAAAGTGCCACGGTGGATTAGCGTGGATGACAGGCACCCAAAGCCTGGAACGCGCGTTCTTGCTACGGACGGCGTATTTGTTGGAGAAGCATACCGAACAAGCGCTGATACGTGGCGCAGATATGATGGCATTGCAATGCGGGACTGCATCGGCAGCGTAGTCACCCACTGGATGCCGCTGCCGGAAGCGCCGGAGGAAGGAGAAAAGGCATGAAAGTCTACATAGCCGGTAAAATCACCGGAGATGCGGGGTATCGGGATAAATTTGCAGCGGCAGAAATACAGCTGGGCTGGCAGGGGAACACTGTGCTCAATCCTGCCGAGTTGCCAGAGGGAATGACACCGGCAGATTACATGCGAATCTGCCTTGCAATGATCGACGTAGCGGACTTGGTCGTTTTCCTGCCAGACGCGAAGGACAGCGCAGGCGCGCGCCTTGAGAAAGCATATTGTGAATACGTCGGGAAGGAGATGGAGAATTGGAGCGACTGACATTTGAAGGAAACTTCTGCGACATTGCGCAGTGCCGAGACTCGGCGTGCCGGCAGGACGGCACCTGCACGCAGAGGCTGGTTTGGGAAAGGCTCAAGGCTTACGAAGATGCGGGATTATCCCCGCAGGCGTGCGCCGAGGCGCGAGAGATAGAGGAAACGCTTTCCGGCTATGATTACTCCATCTCACGAATGGTGGAGCTGATGAAAGCGGATGTTGAGGGGCGCGTCTTGATTCTGCCGTGCGCACCGGATGCGATTTACTGGGAAAAGGTAGGCGGCATTCTGGCACAGGCTCGCTTCGAAGGTTTGCACGTCTACGAAGACGGCACGATTAAGTACGCTGGTTACGGCATGGAAATCTGCGCAGAGGACATCGGCGAGACCGTATTTTTGAGCCGCGAAGAAGCCGAGAAGGCTTTGCAGGAAATGGAGGCTGCAAAGTGAGTTTCAGTAAGAAAAAACGGGAAGCGGTCTATGCGAAGTATGACGGTCACTGTGCCTACTGTGGACGGGCTATCGACATCAAGGATATGCAGGTCGATCACTTTCTTCCACTGCGGGCGTGGGGCATTGAGGATGCCGGAACGGATGATATTTCAAACCTCATGCCATCCTGCAGGATGTGCAACCACTACAAACGGGCAAATTCTCTGGAAATGTTCCGGCGCTATATCGCGGAGATTCCCAGAAAGCTCCGAGAAAACTACATCTACAAAGTAGGGGCCGTTTATGGGAATATCATTGAGCAAGAGAAACCGATCACGTTTTACTTTGAACAGATGGAGGGCAAGAAGGATGGTTGAAAACCGTGTGTGCTTTACCGTACGTGGCGAGTTTGGCGCTCAGATGAGCTTTGAGGCGAACAACACTATCCCGTATGAAGATCTGGTAAAGTGCGTAAACAAAGATACGCTGGTGGAGCTGATGTGCCTCGACAGGCTCGGCTATACAGGCGAGGATATCGAGTTTATTACGCCTGCCGAGTATGGCGAGAGATTCGGAGGTGACGAAGATGGCTGAACTGAAACCGTGCCCGTTCTGCGGCGGAGAAGCAACACTTGAAACAGTAGATGGCAACAGCCCAGAAGAGTGCTATATATACTGTCCAGAGTGTAATTTTGAAAGTGGCGTATATAGCGAACCCAAATTTATCATCGAAAAGTGGAACAGGAGGGCGGCGGATGGGCCAGCACAAACATAATCCTACGGCCATTGCAGCCAAGAATGGCGAGCTGCCGCCGAAGAAGCGGGAGCGGCGGATGACCAAGCGGCAGGCGGAAAGGCTCTTGCGGCTGAAAATTATACGAACAATCGACCCATTCCACGCCTTGCCGGATGGAATGGCCGGAATTATTGCAGAAGGTATACATTATGGCTGATTATATTCGGCGCGAGGATGCGCTATTTGCGTTGCGGAAAGCAGAACGCGGTGGAAGCATGACGGCACTAACACGGTTGGAACGCGCATATGCCGAAATTCGGGAAATGCCCGCCGCCGACGTTGCGGAGGTGGTGCATGGGGAATGGCTGCGAGCAGATGATGACTGGAATAGCCTCACAACAATCCAGTGCTCCAGTTGCGGTGAAGAATGGTGTTTCGAGACGGATGATGACGTGAACCTTCTGAATTACAAGCACTGCCCCAACTGCGGGGCGAAGATGGATGGAGGTGAAGATCGTGCGGTTAGTTGATTTAGATGCAGTAATTGATTGTATCGAAATGGAGTGGGGATACGAGGGGATACGTGAGGACTTATACAGTCTGCCAGTCGTAGACGCTGTGCCGGTGGTTCACGCGAAGTGGATTCCGTTCCATAGCGAAGCGGCAGGAGATATCCAGTATTGCTCGGCGTGCGACACCGGATTTGACGCGCGAATGGATTACTGCCCGCACTGCGGGGCGCGTATGGACGGCTGGATGGAGGACGCAGACAATGGAGAGTGAAAAACTGGTTTCTGCCGATGGTCTGAGGGAATGGTTGAAAAAGATCCCGCTTCATGATTTGAGCGATGGTCGCGGGCTTTGTCGCATAATTTTCGCGGAAGACTTTGAAAGGGCGATGGCGTCATTCCCGGGCGATGCTATACAAATAGTGCGCTGCAAGGACTGCAAATACGGCTCATACGACAGCAAACAGAACGGCGCTATGGTCTGTCTGCGAACAAACGATGGCTTCTGGCGGAAGGAAACGGATTTTTGCAACTACGGAGAGCGGAGGGAAGAATGAACATTACACTTTTGAAATATCCCACCGATGAGGATTGGGCGTTTGCAAAACAGTGTGCTTTAGTCACCATCGGAAAAGAGATGAAGACAGCCCCGGACATGGAGTGGAAACACTCCATTCTCCGGGCACAGCACAGCCCCATCCGGACGTTACAGTTTGCGTTTTATCTTGAGGGCGTGCCGTATTGGGTAAGCACCCATTTAGCCCGCCACGTCCACGCACAGCCGTTTATCCGGTCACAGCGGAATGACCGGCAGGACGAATACGACCGGAACGCAGCGCGGCAGGACGCGCCGGTAGACATGATCTGGTACATGAATGCCGAAGAGCTGATGACCATTGCAGAAAAGCGGCTTTGCAGGCTGGCGGCAAAGGAGACGCGCGAGGCTGTGAAAATGATGTGCTGCCTTGTAATCGACAAATTGCCGGAGTTCAAGGGGCTGTTTGCAGCACATTGCGCGAAATACGGTGATTGCGACGAGATGAAGCCGTGCGAGACCGGAAGGAGGCTGCAAGGTGGGAACAATTCTTGCGATTGACCCCGGCAACATTCAATCCGGCTATGTGCTGGCGGAGCACGACGGGAAGGAAATCCGGAAGGTGCTGGACGTTGGGAAAGTTCCGAACGGGGAGATATTCCCCGTTCTCTGCCGGGAGTATCAGCACTTGGCAATCGAAATGGTTGCCGGTATGGGAATGCCAGTCGGGCAAGAGGTGTTTGACACCTGCTTCTGGATTGGGCGGTTCTGGGAATATGCCGAGCTTTACCGGAAGGGGTACCAGATACAGAAGATCTTCCGCCGGGAAGAAAAGCTCTACCTTTGCGGCAGAGCGTCGGCGAAGGATGCGAACATCAGACAAGCCCTCGTCGACCGCTACGCGCCCGGAGAGCCGAACTTCGGCAAGGGCACAAAGAAGAACCCCGGTTTCTTTTACGGGTTCGCCGCCGACATGTGGGCGGCTATGGCGGTGGCTGTGACGTATTTCGATAAGTACATAAGGGGGATACAGCTATGAGCACAACGAATGATCTGGCAAAGCGTATTCGCAGAAGCAACAAGGCTTATTTTGCCGCCGGTATGGAAGCCGGGAAGCAGAAGGTGACGGACCTTTTCTTTGTGGCGGCGCATGAACTGGGCATGCCAAAAGCCCGTCGAAGGCAAAGGAACTTCTGGACAAAATGGAGCAGCTGGACGCAGAGTACGGCGTGGCATGGCAGGGAAAGAAGGAATCCGACGATGCAATTCACAGAATCGATTTGAGTCTCAAGAAGCTCTGCGGCCCGTTCTTCCAGCCGTTTTTCGAACGAAACGATACAATCAAGGATTGGTGGGACAAATGAAAATTGTTTTGGAACCGTGGGCGATCATGCCCACAAGGGCGCATGAATACGACGCGGGGCTTGATCTGTATTCGGCGAGCGACGACGTTTACATCTACCCCGGAGAAAGCGAATTGTTTGATACAGGCGTGCATGTCCAGCTGCCCAAAAACACCGTGGGATTTCTCAAGAGCAAAAGCGGTCTGAACGTCAAGCACGGAATCACCAGCGAAGGGGTCATCGACGTCGGCTACTCCGGAAGCATCATGGTCAAGCTATACAACCACGGAAGCAAGCCCTACAAGGTCTGTAGGGGCGACAAGATCTCGCAGCTTGTTATACTGCCCTGCATCCTTCCGGAGCTGGAAGTGGTCAGCTCGCTCGAGAAGACGGAACGCGGGGAAAATGGGTTCGGGAGTTCGGGGAGATAGGAGGTTGATGTGGTGAGCAAACCACGCTATGGGTGGTGGGGCTACGCAAAATGGATGGTACGAAGCTACAAGGGCGGTACGCTTATGACGCGAGAGGAAATCGACGCGGTAGATGCTGCTGTCGAGGAAACAAAGCAGCTTTCCGATGGTGCGGAACGGCTGAAGCTTATTGATCTGGTCCTTTGGAAGCGTACACACACCCTACAGGGCGCTGCTATGGTGGTATATGTTTCGGAGCGTACCGCTCAGGAATGGCATAGGCAGTTTATCTACTTAGTGGCAGAAAAACGTGGTTTATATTCAAAAGTTTGCGTAAGAGAGCCTTAAACATAGTGTATCGTTGAGAGCGTAGAGGTGTATCCTCTGCGCTTTCATCCTTCTTACGGCTACGCAGCGTACTGCGGAACCTCCTTTTTCTTAGCTCCACCGGAAACCGCAATCCGGTGGGGCACGAAGGAGATAGAAATATAAAAAATGCGGCTCGTTCTCCACAGCTGCGAATAAAATACAAGGAGATTATACCATGAATGAAGATTTGATGATTTTTGAACGCAAAGAACAGGCTGTTGTGAGCAGCAGGACGATTGCCGATCGCTTCAACAAAGACCACAGAAGCGTGACTCGCAGCATTGAAAATCTCACTGCGCAAAATTGCTCGGTGAAAAATATGTTCATCAAGAGCCACTATGACACGGAACGCGGGCGCTCATACAAAGAATACCTTATGAACCGCGATGGATTTTCTCTCTTGGTAATGGGGTTCACCGGGAAAGAAGCGCTTGAGTGGAAACTAAAATATATCGCAGCGTTTAACCGCATGGAAGCTTTTATCCGTGAAAGAAAGTCTTCCGAATGGTTGATGACAAGAAAACAAGGGAAGCTTGTGCGGAGAGCTGAGACGGACACACTTGCCGATCTGGTTGACTATGCAGAAGCACAAGGCAGCCGGAACATGAGAAAGCAGGTATACACGATTTACTCGAAATTGGTAAACGACCTTGTCGGGATTCAAGGCGGCCAGCGAGACAGCGTCCCTTTCAAAACGATATCGGTAATTGGGTTCTTGGAAGATATGATTTTGCACACAGTTTCAGAAGAAATGCAAAAAGGAACTCACTACAAGGAAATCTACAAAATTTGCAAGGCGAACGGGGAACAGATAATGAGGTTCGCTTACCTGCCAGAATTTACGTCGCTGGCAGGGTAACGAGGTGGTGATTATGGCTGCGAGATTGACAGATCGGCAAAAAAAGAAAATAGTTGCCGACTGGGTAGAAATGCAGTCGTACAACGCTGTCGCGAAGAAGCATGGCGTCACGCACCAGACTGTGAAGAGAATTGTTGACGCATCACCAGATATCAGCGAAAAAGTACAGCAGAAAAAAGAGGAAAACACGGCTGAGATGCTGGCTTTCATGGAATCGCAGAAAGGCGCGATGCAGGAAGCTATCGTTTTGCACCTGAAAGCGCTGACTGACCCAGAAAAAATCTCTACAGCGACGCTGAGCCAGATCGCGACATCATTTGGTATTATCGTTGACAAGGCAACGAAGAACACGGCCAGCAGCAATGATAGCCTGAATAAGCTGGATGGGCTGCTTAGGGAGTTTAGAGATGCTGTTAAGTCAGAAACAACTTGAATTTGCGAGGTACGCAAATCACCGCTGGAACTTTAAGGGCGGAGCGACCCGAAGTGGGAAGACGTATCTTGATTTTAAATGGATTATCCCACTTCGTATTCGGGAGCGTGCCGGTAAAGATGGGCTTGCCGTCATCCTCGGTGTCACAAAATCCACAATCGAGAGAAACGTGCTCGAGCCGATGCGGAATCTTTACGGCGATAAGCTGGTAGGAACGATATCAAGCGACAACACGGCTTGGATATTTGGCGAGAAGTGCTATTGCCTCGGTGCAGAAAAGGTATCTCAGGTATCGAAAATCCGCGGCGCGTCAATCAAGTATTGCTACGGTGACGAGGTCGCAGATTGGTCGGAAGAAGTCTTTGCACTTCTGAAAAGTCGACTTGATAAAGAGTATTCATGCTTTGACGGAACGTATAACCCGCAATATCCGAACCATTGGTTGAAAAAGTTCTTAGACAGCAATGCCGATATTTTCAGCCAAGTTTATACAATTGATGACAATCCGTTCTTGCCGCCTTACTTCGTAGAAAACCTTAAGAAGGAATATGCCGGAACGGTTTTCTACGATAGATACATTCTTGGGAAATGGACGCTAGCCGAAGGACTTGTATACCCTATGTTCGGCGATTCCTGCATCGTGCAGGACATACCGGACACCGGCGATTATTACATTTCCATTGACTACGGCACGCACAATCCGTTTTCGGCTGGCTTGTGGTGCGTGACGAAAACGGAAGCGGTACGAATCGGAGAATATTATTACTGCGGGCGAGAAGAACGGAAAGAAAAAACGCCGGAAGAGTATTATTCAGAGGTCAAGCGCCTCGCGGGCGGGAGGGATATAAAATGCCTGATTGTAGACCCGTCGGCGGACGCTTTTATTTCCACCGTAAAGAAGCACCATGACTTCAAAGCACGTGGGGCTGTGAATGATGTACTGCCCGGCATACAGACAACGGCTGAGATGATCGCGTCCGGGAAGCTCAAAATCCATGAGAGCTGCGAGGACACCATCCGCGAATTCGGGCTTTACAGGTGGGACGAAAAAGCAGAATCTGACCGCGTCGTGAAGGAAAACGACCACGCTATGGACGAAATTAGGTACATGGTGATGACGGTCTTGAAAAAGCACTTCAAAGAACACAGATTTGTGCCGGAACTGGCGCGGTGAGGTAAAAGATGAAAACATATCAGGATTTTTTAGAGGTTGCGGAAAAGTCTGACCGTGAACGGATGGAATTTGTTCTGTCAGCAATAAATAATCACAAAGACTCGGATTTATACAAACAGGCGGTTATTGCGAAGGAGTATGACGCGCACCGCAATGTGACGATTGCTAATTTTCAAAAGCTGCTTTATACACTCAACGGGAAAGTCATTCCGGACAACTACAGCCCGAACTATAAGCTTCGGAGCAATTTCTTTGCAAATTTCATCACGCAGGAAACGCAGTATTTGCTTGGAAACGGCGTGACACTGAAAAAAGAGGAAAACAAAGCGAAGTTGGGTGCTGGGTTTGACACACGGCTCCAAGACGCAGCACACGACGCGCTTGTCGGCGGCGTTTCCTATGGTTTCTGGAATCTCGATCACCTTGAAGTGTTTGATGCGACAGAATTTGTTCCGCTTCTGGATGAGGAAAACGGAGCTCTCCGGTCGGGCATTCGTTTCTGGCAAGTATGCACAAGCAAGCCGCTGCGTGCTACGCTCTTCGAACCTGACGGATTTACACAGTACATCCGACGGAGCGGGGAAGAAATGATGATCTTGGAGCCGAAGCGCGGCTATGTGGCTGTGGAAGCGACTTCTGAGATTGACGGGACCGAACTTCTGGCGTATCAGAATTATCCGGGCTTCCCTATTATTCCTATGTACGGGAACCGCGCAAAGCAGTCTGAACTGGTCGGACAGCGCGAGGCGATTGACTGCTACGATTTGATCAAATCCGGCTTTGCGAATACGGTTGATGATGCATCCGTTATTTACTGGACGATCTCCAATGCTGGCGGCATGGATGAGATCGACATGGCACGGTTCAAAGAGTCTATGCGGAGGATTGGTGTAGGTCTTGTGGACGATGACGGCGCGAAGGCGGAGGCTCATACGCTCACAATTCCGGTTGAAGCTCGGGAAGCGCTTCTTTCCAGAATCAGTGACGATCTGTACCGAGATTTTCAGATGTTGGACGTTACAAAACTGCAAGGCGGGCAGAAAACAGCGACGGAGATCACTGCGGCATATCAGTCGATGGATAACAAGGTCGATCAATTCGAATACTGCGTAATTGATTTCTTACAGGCGCTTTTCAAAATCGTTGGGATTGAAGACGAACCGTCTTTTACTCGCTCTAAGGTAACAAATCAGCTGGAACAAACGCAGATGGTGCTTCTTGCAGCAAACTACCTCGATGATGAGACAATTTTGAACAAGCTCCCGTGGCTGACGCAGGAAGAAGTCGCCGAAATTCTGAAAAGGAAAGCGGCAGAGGATATTGAGCGCAGCTTCGAGCCGCCGGAGATGGTGAACGATGAGACCTGATAAGGGATACGACCTCACCGAAAAAGAGTTAAAGGCGCTCGAAAAGCGGATATATGATTCTTACAAAGAAGCGTATGACGGTCTGACGGAAATCATCAAGGAGTATTTCGCAAAGTTCGCAGACCGTGACGCTTCTGAAAAGGCACGGCTGGACGCTGGCGATATCACCGAGGAACAATACAAGCAATGGCGGCTTGCGCAGATCGGGCGTGGAAAGCGCTTTGAGGCGCTACGGGATAAGGTTGCAGAGCGCATGACAAATACAAACGCTGCTGCTGTCGCGTATGTCAACGATGCAACGCCGGGCATTTACAGTTTGAATCGGAATTTCGCGGCGTACACCATTGAGCAGGTGAGCGGCGATGTCGGATTTGATTTATGGGATGAACAGACTGTAAAGCGCTTGATTGTGGAACAGCCGGAGCTTATGCCGTATTACCCGCCGAAAAGAGCGTTAAAGCGCGGAATTGATCTTGCATGGGGCAAAAAGCAGATCACAGCCAGCGTCACAAGCTCCATTTTGCAGGGCAAGAGCATTAAGCACATGGCAGATGATCTACAATCCAGAATTGTCACCATGAACCGCGATTCCGCTATCCGGACAGCTCGAACGGCAGTCACTGGTGCGCAGAACGCCGGACGGATGGATTCTTATTTTGCGGCTGAAAAGATGGGGATTAAATGCCGCAAAGAGTGGATGGCGACGCTGGATGGAAGAACGCGCCATTCTCACGCGATGCTCGATGGTGAGGTTGTGGACAACGACAAGAAGTTTTCTAATGGTTGCCGATTCCCGGGAGACCCGCAAGGCAGACCGGAAGAAATATACAACTGCCGCTGCACGCTGGTATCTGTGATAGAGGGAATTGACACTTCCAGAGGACAGCGCCGCGCCAGAAATCCTGAGACAGGGAAAAATGAGCTGATTGAGAATATGAGCTATGCGGAGTGGGCTGGATGGAAGGAAAAGGCACAAGTGCAAAAGGCTATGGCTCAGCAAGCGGAAACATATTCTACATTTGCTGATGGAGAACAAGCAAGCCAGTTCTTTGGAGAAAGACCTCCAAGAAGTTTGCGAAGAGAAAACAGAGAAGAATATGACAGGCTTTTGGAAGAGTATAGAAAAAGTTCCTTTGGCTCTTGGTGTGATGGATTGAGCGGTGAAGAAACAACCTCTATTGGCGAATATTCTGGCGATGGATATTCCGGCATCAACGGATTGCTCCGCGGTCATATGACAGAAAAGATGGTAAAGGCTTGGGACGATGTTTCAAGTATTGGAATCCGTGAAATGGTTGACCATATCGATGATTCTATATCGAGGTTTGAACTTAAAAAGGGCATTAAGGTATATCGAACTTGTGAGAAAGATGTTTTTGAGAACCTTTCAACGCAAGTTGGATCAAAGTTTGTGGATGACGGATTTGTTTCCACGACAGTTTTGAAAAAAAAGGTTGCAAGTTGCAATGTTTTTATGGAAACTTATGTACCGCCCGACACTGGTAGAGGTGCGTTGATAAATCCGCTAAGTGGCTCAGCCGGTAAAGAATGGGAGTTCCTGCTTCAAAGAGGATCTGTTTTTGAAATTACCGATGTTTCGGATGTTGGTGATGACATTGTTGTGAAAATGAAATGGACTGGTATTGAAAAGAAAGATATTGAGTTTGCATCGAGAGAAGATGTTATTGCTTGGCAGAAGAGAAACGGATTGTATGACGAAACGGAGGAATACAGAATATGAAAACCAATAATCTGACAAAAGAAGATGTCAAGAAACTTTTGGGTGCCAAAAACAGAAAGAAGTTTGAGTGGTCAAAGGGTGACATTCGGAAAAAGAAATGAGTTACACCTACAAAAACAATACGGATGAGGTTTTGTAGATGGATATTAAATTCACCGACAATTCCGAAGAAGTGAAGTCCGCTATGCACGACGCGCTGATTCGCGCCCTCGAAAAGATCGGCATGACGGCTGAAAAGTATGCAAAGCGTCTTTGCCCGGTCGATACCGGAAATCTGAGGAACAGCATCACGCACCGTGTAGATGAAGAAGAGCCAGCGGCATACGTTGGAAGTGACACGGAATATGCCGCATACGTCGAACTCGGAACCGGAAAGTATTATCCGAGCGGGAGACCTACGCCGTGGGCGTATCAGGACGCAAAGGGGAACTGGCACTGGACGGCGGGCAATAAAGCACAGCCGTATTTGAAGCCCGCAGCGGCTGACCATGCATCCGAATACCGGAAGATCGTAGAGGATGAATTGAAAAATGGCTGAAAGTTTGCGTAAGAGAGCCTAAAATATGCGGTATAAATGTGGTAACAGTGAAGAAACGACTGTTGCCACATTTTTTTGTTCTGTCGCGGCAAAGAACCGCCGACAAGGGAAAGGGAGATAGAACATGGCATTAACAAGGAAGCTCCTAAAGGGCATGGGGCTGACGGAAGAGCAGATGGACACGATCATTGAGGCGCACACCGATACCGTAGACGGGCTGAAAAGCGATCTCGCACGGTATAAGGCAGACGCTGAAAAGCTCCCCGGAGCACAGGCGGAGTTGGAAAACCTGAAAGCCAAAGGCGACGATGGCTGGAAGGATAAGCACGACAAGGTCAAAAAGGAATTTGACGACTACAAAAGAGAGCAGATGCAGAAGGAAACCAAAATCGCGAAGGAATCCGCGTATCGGGAACTTTTGAAGTCTGCGGGTATCAGCGAAAAGCGCATCGATTCGGTTTTGAAGGTCACCGATCTTTCTTCGGTTGAATTGGAAGACGGCAAGATCAAGAACGCCGATGATTTGAAGAAGTCCATCGAGGAAGAGTGGGCAGATTTCGTTGTTACCACGAAACAGAAGGGCGCGGACACCAAAGACCCGCCCGCAAACAACGGCGGCGCTATGAGCCGGGACGACATCTTCAAAATCAGGGATGCGTCTGAACGGCAGGCAGCAATTGCCGCAAATCTCAACTTGTTCGGAAAGGAAGAATAATATGGCAGCAAAAAACAACCTGACCATGACGAGCGACGTTCAGGTAACCGCTCGTGAAATCGATTTTGTAACCCGCTTTGCGCGGAACTGGCAGCACCTGCGCGACATTCTCGGCATTATGCGCCCCATCAAAAAGCAGCCGGGCACCGTCCTGAAATCCAAGACCGCAAGCGTGACGCTCGCGCAGAGCGTCGGCGAGGGAGAAGAGATTCCCTACTCCAAAGCGACGGTCATTGAGAAGGACTATGCGAACATCAACGTCGAAAAGTACGCGAAGGCGGTCTCTATCGAGGCAATCAAGGAATACGGCTATGATGTCGCAGTCGCGATGACCGACGAAGCTTTCCTGTATGAGCTTCAGACCAACGTCACGAACCGGTTCTACGACTACCTGAATACCGGTCTTCTGAACGTCAGCGAAACCAACTGGCAGCGTGCGCTTGCGATGGCGAAGGGCGCTGTTATCAACAAGTTCAAGCAGATGCACAGAACCGCGACAAACGTTGTCGGCTTTGTGAACGTCATGGACTTGTATGACTACCTCGGCGGCGCTGATATCACCATCCAGACTGAATTCGGCTTCCAGTACATCAAGAACTTCATGGGCTACAGCACTGTGTTCCTGCTGTCTGACGAAGAAATCAAGCGCGGTCGTGTCATTGCAACTCCGGTTGAGAACATCGTTCTGTACTACATCGACCCGGCTGACAGCGATTTCGCCCGTGCCGGTCTTGACTACAGAACTGATGGCGAAACGAACCTGGTTGGCTTCCATGTGCAGGGCAACTACTCCACGGCGGTCTCCGAGTCCTTTGCGATCATGGGTATGACCCTGTTCGCGGAGTATCAGGACGGCATTGCCGTTGCTGACGTTGACGAGACCCCCTCGCTCGGCACACTGACCGTTACTTCGGCAGCCGGAACCGCAACCGGAGACACGAAGATCACAGTCAACCCGGCGAAGGAAACGTCCGGGAACGTCTACAAGTACAAGGTAGGTGAGTCGGCTGAGACGGTTACCTACGGTCAGAATGTCAGAACGTGGTCGACGTGGGACGGCAAGTCCGATATCACGGCAGCGACGGGCAAGAAGATCACAGTCGTTGAGGCTGACGCGACTTACAAGGCGCAGAAGGCTGGCAACGCGACGGTAACGGCGAAGTAATGGAGGTGGCGGTGTGATGCTGACTGAATTATGTGGCGTGCTTAGGAACTGGTTCGAAACTGACAGAATCAGTGGTACGTACACGGTCGAAAACGGCAGCATCACACTGCCGTTTTTGCAAAACGGACAGTTTTTCCGTGTGGTGGGCTCTGTTTTCAACGACGGAGTTCACCAATACCCGGATTACGCGATGGCAGACGAGACATTTGACGGCTCTATCTGGCCGATGTCTGTTCCTCCCGCACTTCTCTGCTTGGGAGAGGAAATCAAGGCGTGGCAGGAAAAGAACGGAGACATCGCCGCGAGCCCGTACACTTCGGAGAGTTTCGGCGGGTACAGCTATTCGAAAACGACGAGCGGGTCTGCAACCGGCGCTGGAATGGTAACATGGCAGTCTGTTTTCAAGTCGCGCCTGAACCAATGGAGGAAGATATGAGCTTACTTGACGATTTTGCAAGACCGTGTGTCCTCTTGGACAAAAGCCGCGTGCCGGACGGCGAGAGCGGCTATATCACGACGTGGGCGGAAGGCGCGGAGTTTTACAACTATCAGGCGCTTGATACGTCGATGGAGGCCAGAAGAGCCGAAAAAGAGGGCGTTACAAGCGTTTACTCGGTTCTGGTTCAGCAAAGCGTTCCGATTGAGTATAACGACTTCTTCCGGGATAAAACGACCGGCGAGACGTACCGTGTAACATCGGAGCCGATGGCAAAGAAAACCCCACGCTCGGCCAGCTTCGATCTCAAGTATTTCACGGCAGAAAAGAAGGCGTTACCGGCATGACAAAAGGGCAGGCTCTACAAGAATGGTTTTCGCAGTTCCTGACAGCCTATTCGACGTCCAGCGTGCCGGACGATGCTGTTTTCCCGTGGCTCACGTATGAGCTTATTACAGGCGCGTGGGATAGTGGAGAGATCGGGCTTACGGTGAATCTGTGGTACTACACGGAAAAGGAAGCAGAACCGAATGCCAAAGCGCAGGAAATTTCGGACGCGATCGGATTGGGCGGCGTGTTCGTTCCGTGCGACGGCGGAGCAATTTGGATTAAGCGCGGAACGCCGTGGTGCCAGAACATCGCGGACGATTCCGACAAATACATCAAGCGGCGGTATTTGAACGTAACGCTCGAATACATTACCGCGAACTGAAAGGACTGATTTCATGGCGAAATTTACAAAAATTCCGGCGGATACGTTTAAGCAGCTGCAAATCAACGCTGGCGTTGTTTTGAGCGAATTTACGCCTGCAACCGGAACGTTTGAACCGGAGAACCAGATCGGCGCAACTACCGGCGGCGTTACATTTTCCGCGACACCGACGTATTCCGACTACGGCTCGGATGTGGACAATTGCCCCAAGAACACAATGGAAATGAAGCGGATGGACGATGTCGAAGTGAAGCTTGCTGGTACATACGTAACGGCTACGACCACCTCCGCGAAATCTCTTATGGCGGCGGCTGACATCGACGGCACGGATACGACGAAGGTTGTTCCTCGGCGCGATCTTTCGGCGGCTGACTTTGCGGACATCTGGCTTGTGGGTGATTATTCCGACAAGAACGGTGCGACAAACGGTGGCTTCATTGCTATTCGTCTTATGAACGCGCTGTCGACCGGCGGATTCCAGCTGAAAACAGCGGACAAAAACAAGGGGCAGATGGCGTTTGAGTACACGGCGCACTATTCGATGTCGAAGCAGGACGTTGTGCCGTATGAGGTTTATATCAAAGCAGGTACGGCTGAAACGTAAGGAGAAGAAAGTATGAAATTTTCGGAACTTAGCACGGATAGGGCGGCTGACGTTCTTTGCGAGGTCAGCGTGTACGCGCTCAACATCCTGACTGACGATGAGCTGCGGGAGAGTCTGAAAGCACAGATTGACGCGGAGAAGCCGCAGACGGCGGGAGAACGGTACGCGATCGGCGCGCAGAAGATCGGCCAGTGGATTCCCCTGATTCTGAAAAAGCACCGGGAAGATACGCTTGGTATTCTGGCTGCGGTCAACGAAACGACTGTTGAGACGGTCAAAAAGCAGAGTCTTATCAAGACCATGCGGCAGATTCAGGAGATTGTCAAGGACAAGGATATGCTGGATTTTTTCAAATCGTGCGCGTCGGAGGCGAAAGCGTAACGCTTGCGCTTCTGGCGGCTCCAAAGATAAGCGTGGGAGGGCTGATTCGCCTTTTGCCGATTTTGGTAAAGCGGCAGCAGGAGGAATCAGCCTTCCGCATTTATACGACGGAGTGTTTGCGCACAATGACGGAAAACACAGCGAAATTCGCGGGCGGCAGCTTTGTTCAGGCGAAATATCCCGACCTGATAGACCCGAAGCCGCAGGACAACCGAACCTGCGAAGAAATCACCGCCGAGGTTATTAAGCGGTGCGGACTGGTGGTGAAGCATGAATCTATTTGAACTTTTTGTAAAAATCGGTGCGGATACAACCGAAGCGAATAAGGGCATTGATGAAGTTGGGCAGAAAACATCCGGACTCGGGGAAAAACTGAAATCCGGACTTGCGACGGCTGGGAAAGTAGCTGTTGCGGGTGTCGCAGCTGGCGCTACTGCAATCGGAGCGCTTGGGACAAAAGCGGTTGCCGCTTACGCTGACTATGAACAGCTTGTGGGCGGTGTGGAAACGCTTTTCAAGGACAGCCAAGATCAGGTTATGGATTATGCGAACAACGCATATAAGACCGCTGGCCTGTCCGCAAATGAATATATGGAGACGGTAACGAGCTTCTCGGCCTCTCTGCTGCAATCTCTCGATGGAGACACAAGCGCGGCAGCGGACAAGGCGAACTTGGCAATTACCGATATGTCCGATAATGCAAACAAGATGGGCACGGACATGACATCCATCCAAAATGCTTATCAAGGCTTTGCGAAATCGAACTATACAATGCTGGACAACTTAAAACTCGGCTACGGCGGAACGCAGGCGGAAATGGAGCGGCTGCTTGCGGACGCAGAGAAGATTTCCGGCATCAAGTACGATATTTCAAGCTATGCGGACATCGTAGATGCTATCCACGTGGTGCAGACAGAAATGGGCATCACGGGCACGACGGCAGAGGAAGCGGCAAGCACGATTCAGGGCTCTTTCGGAATGATGAAATCCGCATGGCAGAATCTTGTGACAGGCATGGCAGACCCTGACCAAGATTTGGGCGTTTTGGTAGGAAACTTTACGGATTCTGTGGTCATCGCGGGGAATAATCTGATTCCTCGGATTCAGGAGCTTTTGCCGCGTATCGTCGAAGCGACAACGTCCCTTATCGGAACGGTAAGCGAACAGTTACCGGCGATTCTGGGCACGGTGCTGCCGTCTCTTGTAGAGGGCGCTACAAACCTTGTAACCGGTCTTATGGCGGCTTTGCCGTCTGTGTTGTCGGTTTTGGCGGACGTTGCGCCGACGGTCATCAACACGCTCGTTCCGGCGCTAATTGAGCTTTTGCCGCAGATCACACAGACTGGCATTGATGTCATTGTATCGCTTGCACAGGGTATTGCAGACGCACTTCCGCAGCTGATTCCAGCAGCAACAGACGCGATTATTGAAATCGTAGAGGTTTTGACTAGCCCGGAAAACCTCGGGAACCTGATTGACGCAGCGCTTGCTATCATTCTGGCTCTTGTTGATGGGCTTGTAGATGCGACTCCGAAACTGATTGCAGCAGTTCCGGACGTTATCGCGAACCTTGTCACGTCAATCATTGCAAATATGCCGAAAATTCTTGAAGCAGGCGTGGAAATCACAATGGCGCTTGCAGATGGGCTTATCAAGGCTCTGCCGGAACTGATCGCGGCGATTCCGAACCTGATTCTCGGTATCGTGCAGGGCATTATCGACAATCTGCCGGAGATCATCATGGCAGGCCCCAAAATCATTGCGGCTCTGGCAACTGGCTTGATTGAAGCGATTCCGGATATCGTTATGGTCATTCCACAGTTGATTCGGTCTATCGTGGACACATTCCTTTCGTTTGACTGGGGAAGCATCGGCAAGAACATTGTCGATGGCATTAAAAACGGTTTCGTGAATATGTGGAACAGTTTCAAGCAGACGGTTGAAAACGTCTTCACGGGGCTTGTAGACGGTGTGAAAAGCTTCCTCGGCATCGCGTCCCCGTCTAAGGTCTTCGCCGGTATTGGCGGATATATGGCGGAAGGACTCGGGCAGGGCTTTGATAAAGAATTCTCAAATGTCAAGCGTGGAATTCAAAGCCAACTCGATTTCGGCACGATGACCTTTGGAATGTCTTCCTTCGGTCATCTTCCGGCACTAGCCGGAGCAGGCACGACGAACAACTACTACAACATCAATGCAGACCGGGTAAAGCAGTTTAACGACATCATCCGGATTACAGAAAATGAGCGTTTGACTTCGCGGATGGGGGTATCTGCATGAGAATCGAAAACTTCATCGGCGCCAATCAGGAAGGGCGCAGCCTCTCCGGCGGCGATACCTACAACTTTTACGTGCAGGCGAATGAAATTCGCGAGATCGACGACTTCATCCGCCGCATGAAAAACCAGAGACGAGTAGCCAGAATGGGGGTGACGTGATTGAGCATTA